AAACAATCTATTAGACGGAACAAATACTGTTAATTTGTTTAATAGAGGATAAATAAGACCATTACGTTGCACATATGCTGACATGACCATTATACAGGCAAGGTACAATACATACCATTGATTTGTGATTAATAAATTTAATATTTTATGCCACTCCATCACTCTCTTCCTCCAGTCTTATTAGAATATTCATTAGAAAGCATAGCAAGATAGTATCCCTTGTGTACTGTATTAAAACTTATAACATATCTTTCATCGGTGGTATTTAAACTTGTTCCATGTTCTAACCAACTCGGGAACAAATACAAATATCCTTCCTGTGTTGGAATAAATCCTACATCAGTATTATATCCTGTATATTTGTCATACAGTTCACACATCTTGTATGGTTGCACAGGATTAGATAATGTTAATTCCACAGAATTTGTAGGTTTTTTTGGATAATATGCACCAGTAACAACACTTCCGGGATGTCTGTGTTCTCTTATACCTACATTCTTATTCATAATACTAACCCAACTATTACTAATTTTGACTTCTGTTAATCCAATTAGTTCTGTATATTCTTCTAAACATTTTTCAAATTCTTTTATTAATAAGCTAAACTCATCGTTTTTTAATATACTAAATTTAGGACTATACGAACTAATACCATCTCCGTCACCGATAAATAACGGAGGCCTTTCCATTATATTTTTATACTTGTCTAAATCTTCTTTAATTTTTTTAGGATCGAGTGGAATTTTAAATTCCATGACTGAGATCGGAAATATGTTATGTATTTTCATGTTTTACTATAGTAATTAAAATTGATGACAACTCTTCTTTTTTCGTCTGTACATGATGTTCCACGATGTTTTAAATTGGTTGGAAATGTGACCATTCTATTTGCAACACTTTCAACTTTTGTACCATCTTCAAATTCAGTATAACCATCATTCGTATTTACATAAAATATAGAAGTTGTCCATTGTTTTATTTTTTCATCTGGTATGTTATTCATATCCATATGAAATTTATTTTCAATTATATTTGATGTTATCGTAAGTAAATTTGCTTTTATCCGATATACTGATATTGGTTGTATTATGTCAAGTATAGGGTTTAATTGTTCCATATATGGAGAGACGTAAAGAGGAGAATTGTCATAAAATAGATGAATGAATTGAAATTTGACTGGATTTTCAGTTTCATCAGCATAATCAATTAACGGATTCCAATACCAAGGAATTTGAAAAAACTTATTACCTAATATTAAATCAGTTATTTTTTTAAAATTATCTAATGACAAACAATTATCTTTAATTTTCATTTAAATGGATCTCCAAGTGCCCATGCTACTAAACTATATCTTGTACCTTTTTCTATTGGGGTAACTTCATGCAATACGTATGAGGGGAAAAATGTTCCTGTATTATATTCTTTTTTCATAAGAATTGGCTCTGCTTCTTTGTGAAAAAGTGTATCACCTCCTTCATAATCATTTGATAACGGTACAATTAATGAAAGTTTTCTACTAGGAAATCCGGCCTTCATATCAGCCGCACCCGCCATATCAATATGCTTATTATAATAATCACCAACATTATATTTTAATATTCCTATATCAGATAGTTCTGTAATTTGAAAATTATAAATTTTATTAGCATCTTCAAAAGATTGGCCTAATTTTTTATTTAAAATTTCAGACTCAATCCATTTAATTTTTGTGCTACGAGCTTCTGGCTTCTGTGTCAGATATCCAACTCCGGCCTGCTCCCATTGATCATCGCTAATTGCGTCATCTATAATTTTTAATTCATCTTCATCAAATAAATTTGGTATAAAATATAACTCCATACCTTACTTTATCTTAAAGGCATACCCGCCCATCTCTGAACTATCTGCATTAAAAGTAATAATTGGGATATATATTTTCTGTCTTGATAACATTTGTTTTGGCTTTTCATAACCACGGTTTGTTATACTTTCTGGAATATCTGTAATAAATTCATACATATCCCACCTCATAAAAACTGAACAAGGAAAAACCAGAAAATCATCACTAAAAAACCAAGCTAATTTTGCTCTCTTTTTTACATTTTTTTGGACTATCTGTTGATAAAAGTATAAAAAATTCTGATACCGAGAGGAAGATGGATAATCTGGATGATCAATATCATCAAAGAAAACACTATCAAATTTTTGAATCATCGAAGGTAGCCTATATTGCCAACATCCTTCTATAATATTAACCTTGTGTTTTTGATGGGGCGCCCATTCTTCTAATCTTTTTAATACATTCTTATCTGCTTCAATAATAGTATGAGAATTTATATCAAATTTTTGTATGGCATTAGCTGAATAACCAAGACCAAAACCAATTTCTAATACATCACCGGATGGATTTAATTTTTCAATCACGGCTTCCATATATAGCTTTTCCCATTCCATCATTACTTGCTCTTGGCCATTCTCATCAGTAAGAATATCTTTATTATCCTTATCTTTTTTATAATGATATCTACTTTTAAGATTAAATGAAATCATATTATTTTTTAACCACTACTATGTACAATCCGTTCCACCAACCTTTAGAATCTTCTTCCGCATTTAATATCTTTTTCTCATATAATAATTTTAATCCTGCCTGAGTTATTCCTTCATCTGCACCCTGTACGACTCCGTCCCAATTAGCATCATCGAATATACAAATACAAGTATCAGCAAATGCTTTGCTATAATATAAAATTGCTTTTCGTGTTGACTCAAGGTCGTGTGGCCCATCATAAAAAAATAAATCTATATCTTTAATTTCATCTATATTTGCATTAAATAAATCACAATCAAATACTGTAATAAATTTAATAAAAAGTCCTTGATCGCTATTAAGTCTTTTAAACTTTTTTATATTTTTAACAAACTCATCCTTAGAAGTTTCAGGTAATTTTATATCTTCTCTCATAGGTTGTATTGTATTTTGCCAATTATCAACACAACTTATTTTTATATTATTATTCAATAGTGCTGCACAAGCTGTGGCTCCATGAAATGAACCTACTTCAAAATAATGATTAGAGTTTTTTGCTAGCGCATTTATAAGGTTTAAAACACGTTGAGAGGTCAGTCCAGGAATATCAATTTCAACATTTTTATCTACTGAATCTACCAGTTCTCTAGTTACTAATGTTATTTTTGGATCATATTCCATTCCAGATTTTTTATCATATACTTTATCGCAATAGCCACAATCCCAACATTCAAATTTACATGTTTTTATTTTTTCTCGCCAAACATTTATTGGGGCATCTTTTAAATTAGTATTCTCTAAATATTCATTAAATGTATCAAATAATATTTCCTTACCTTCAGCATAATTTTTAATTATATGCATAGTATCATTTAATCTGTTTGATGATTCTCTGCCGTGCATTTTAATTACATCGACATACTGTAATAACTCATCCCAATCTTCTCTCCACGGAGGGAAATCTGCTGTTTTTAATGGAGTAGATGGATCTTCGTGATCCCATTTTGGACAAGAAACTCTTGATATTGGATCAGTAAAATACTGGGGACCATCATCTCGTGAATTATTAAATTCATAATGCTCATCCATCATAGGACAATTACCAAGACATCCTTCGTTTGCTAACAATGATAACTTAACACCGGCATATTCTTTAGCGCGTTTCATTTCTTTTAACTTATCAAGATCACGCATTAAATCTCGATCTAAATTAACATAGTTAAACCCTGCTTCTCCCAGCTTCACTACTTCACGTGGCTCAGTAACGTTGCGTAAAATTGTATTTTTAATTTTTAAATTAGGAAATTTATTTTGAATTATTCTTGTTGCTACCCAATGAGTATGAGGAATAGTAACACTTGAAATTACATCGGTTACGTATAACTGTTCAAAATTACTAATCCATAAATCTAAATTTTGTTGGGTTGGTCTAACCAATGTATTATTAAAAGTTGCAGATAACGGAATACCTGTTTCTTTTGATAAATGGAGTGCCTGATCTATTACTGTATAATGATCATCACTAGACCTAAACACATCCCCCATAGCATCTTGCATAAAAGGAGGCATACGACAAGTAAAATATAGGTCGTATATGTAATCTTTATGTGTTTTAAGAAATTCAGTAAAATTACTAAATTGATACTCCGTCAATTTTGGATTGAGCGGGACACTAAATATTTTGTTTATAGTCATGATAAATCTACTCTTGGTGATGTGAACCAACCAGTTATGTACATCTTCTCTCCTTCTAAAGGTGGATTACCTCTATGCATATGAGTAAAACCGGCTGGCCATATTAGAGTTCTTCCAACAACTGGATCAACTCTTAGCGATTGATGAAGAAATTCAGTTTCCCCCCCTTTGGTCGGAACCTCGAGGTAGGTCATATATGCCAATAATCGTTCTACGTGTTCAGGTTTTGCTCTTTCATGATGCCATTGATGGAATCCTTCAGACTTTCTAACCTTATGAATCTTAAAA